AGTAATTCCTTTGTGAAAGTTATATTTTTGGCTAGTGTATGAAGGAAAGTAATCATTAACCTTTTTGTAATACTTAGTCCAATCTCCATATGCAGCCATGCCCATCATAATATATTCTTCTTGATTTGGCATTAATCCTATTAGTTGAGTAAATGATGAATAAAATAACCCAAAGCTTACTGGGTAGTTTTGCTTATACTTTAATTTTATTTTTTCGCCTTCTCCTACCCAAATGGTTGAAGTGTTATATTCTCCTATTGAATCTAGAACCACTATTGCTGCATCAGTAAAACTGCTGGTGTAGTAGCCAGCGCATGCATGAGAATAATGATGCTTAAATGATTTTCTAGGAACTCCTTCTATATTAAACCTTGGCTTCCAATTACCAGAACCACCCTTTAAAAATAGCCTAAAGGCCTTTAGGAGCGGTTTCTCATAGTAGGCTATAGCATTTGGTGTACCGTATGACAAAGCATCCTCAATTAGGCTGTCATTAATATACCAATCATTCTTTTTTTTACTGTATCTTTCCGCATGCCCAGCAAATAGGATATGCCCATCTTTAATTAACGATACTGAGGCGTCGTGAGATGTTTCATTAATTCCAAGTATAATCATTTTAAAGCTTTTTCAAAATATTCTGCATAGTGAGTATGCTTGTGTACGCCCCAATGTGCCCTATCTAAACCATACTCTATATCGCTACCACGATCAAATATTTCTTTAAAATCATTTTTTAAATCATTATGACATTTATTATTAATTTCCTGATCTATATTTTTTGTATTAATTAAAAAATCAAACTGTTTAGATTCTACTAATGGAGGAAGGAACCGATTGTCCCAAGTTGACCAAATAAATTTAATATTTGAAGACCTACAGTATTGTTCTAAAATTTGAATATATTTAATTGATATCCACCTTGGAACACTTAGCGGCATAACATTTTCTATATTGTGTGGAGCCTTAGAGTATCTTGGTAAGTTATTATGATGTTCTCCTAAAAATACTCTAGCCAAATCTTTATTTAGATTATCACTTTTTGATGTCCATATTTTATTATCTACTGGCAACTGTATTCTATCTAGGTCTGGGAACAGGCACGCAAGTATTTTAGGGTTACCATATTCTTTAAAATATGAAAATATTGAATTAATAATAGACAGTATTGATGCCCCAGGATACCCAAGGTTAGAATAAGATAAAGACATATTGTTAGCAACTTGAACTCCCCAAATTTTTTCTTCTGGGATTCCGCTTCCAAATGTAAATGAGCACCCAGCAATTAAAATGTCTTCTTTGCCAGATATTTCTTTACCTCTAAACCCATGTTTATTAATGTAGTAATATCTAGATGGATCTGTTATTTCACCAAGCCCACGTTCTTGATACCCATATCTTTCAACAGAATTATTTTTATTTAAAAAACTAGAAAACATTTTTGAATTATCATACTTAGGATCAATAGAATTAAACATTAATATATAAACCTATTTTTATCTTTATTTTTTCTAAATATCTTTTTAATATTATAAAAAAACATATATATGTAATATTTAATTATCATCAAGTGGCATAATTCCTTTATCTTCAATAATTCTTTGGGCTTCTTCCGTTAAGCTAATTGTTGCTTGTAAATTTTCATCATACTCTACAGATATTAAATCTTTGTTATACAATTCTAGCAAAGTGTCATCTACGTAATCGGCATGCGCTTTCCATAACTCTGGGGCTAGCTCTTTTGCTTTATCTGTAACTTTAAAAACTATTTCACCAGATTCGTCTATTCCAGATAATTCTATTACGCCAATCTCCATATAATAATCAAACAGATCGTTATCCTCTGAATCTTCCATAGCATCTCCTTGTGCAACAGGTAGGACTCGAACCTACGATTACCGAATTATGAGTTCGGGGCTTTAACCAACTAAGCTACTGTTGCTTATAAATAACATTATATATATTATTTATAAAACAGTCAATAACTTAAAACTTATTATTTTTATAAAAATCTTTAGTGTGAATAAATCCAGGAAGAACGTATCTCATTGGTCCATCTTCAGGCGCTCTTACTCCATGTTCAAATTCTTCTGTACCAGGAAATATTAATAGTGATCCTGATTTTGGCTTTATTTGAAAATCTTTTTTAACAAAATAAAACTCTCCTCCATTATAATTATCATTTAAATATATAATAGAAGCGTATCTAATTGATGGGTCTGTATGCTGATCTACATGACTTTTTAACGGAACGTCTTTGTATTGTCTTTGAATGCTTCCAAATCCAGGAACATCTAAATCGGAAAAATCTTTTAATACAGACTTTAGTCTTTCCGTAATATGAGTTCTTTCGGGTAAATTGTTTGTGCTTATTATTTTATCCGCCCAATTATCTGTAACTTCGAATTTTCCTTCTTTAACTAAATTATCAACATCATCTCTTCCAAATTTTTGCATACAAAATCTTTTTAAATTTTCTGTATACTCTACTCTCCAGCCATCCTCATCGGTACTTTCTGCAACATTTACTAAAGTATTTATCTCATTTTCAGTTAAAAAATTATCAACCAATAAGACTTCATCAATTATATATCTAGCGCTGTACCCATTTTCAATAAATTTAGATAGCATTATTCTCCTTTGATATATTTACCTCTACAATTGCCTGTACATATTCAGAAAAATGCTTTCTCACATTTCCAGGCGGCCTTGATCCAATTGCATTCCATATTCTTGTATATTCTATTATATTTGAAAATGTTGTTGGGCAAACCATAAGACCATTATACTCTTTTAAAACTGTTGGCAGAGGAACATGCTTTCCACAACATTTACACTCTTTAGCTTTTTCTTGATATATACTCATATTATCATCATCCTATCCATTGCGTCTTTAAGTTCATTTGGCATTCTTGGTGCTCTTATCATATTTACTGAAGATACGTCTGGGTTATCTCTACTAAAATCATTATCATAAGACATTGATTCGTATGTATGTATTTTAATCTCTTCATTTGAATTAAATCGAGTTCCACTTATTGCATTAAATACTGACCCGCAAACAGCATCCGCTAAGTCTTTTGATCCTTTTCTTGGGTGGTCTACTTTATCTCTCATAATTTTTAATTGCAATAACTCATCTATTAGTAATGGAATATGTGGACCCTTTAATCTTTCTTCCAAAACAATCATTGCCATATCGTCATAATGTTTTTTAGCAACAGATAAAATTTCTGTGTTAATCCCGTATTGTTTTAACTGTTGCATCATGTCATGGGAATTCCATCTATCAAAAGTACAAAGTCTTATTTTAAATCCTTTTGTTCTTAAAGACAATATGTAATCTTTTACTTCTGTAAAGTCTACGGACTTGTCTGGTGTCGGTGTCCAGAACCTTACGGCATCTACTTCTACTATTGGCGCTGGCTGCGTGTAAGTATCGCTTACTTTTACGTTAACCCATTTTTGAACATGTGCTAAAGAAACTGCACAATGGTCATGCTTTTGTGCAAGGTCTACGTGTATAAAATATTCTTTATCTGGGTCTGGTGCAAACCAATTTTCAAATCTTCCAAATTGATCAATAGCAACTGCTGTATTATTAAATGCTGTCTCTATTTTTTCTCTTGATTTAAAAAATGCATCTACTGCGTCTGAAGGCATGCAGGCAAACCTTCCTAATGCATCCATAGAGTTTTTATAAAATGCTACTTTAAAATCATCAATGCTTCTAGTTGGATTAATTTCCCAAGTTGGACGCTTTAATGCGTATACTTTTGGAATAGAATAAGAAAGTATATGGTCTTCTTCCCATTCAACTACAAACTCATTACCTTCAGTTCCATCTGGTAGGTCCAGGTCCATTTTAAAATTATGGCTTCTTACTACAGTTTCTTTTTCAGCAATAACAGATTCATAAAATTTTTGTATAGGATCATTTTTAAATCTTGGAAAAGAAAGTAATATTACTTTGCCAAAGTCTGGAAAACGTGAATCTACTGATGCCCTGTACATTTCATATATAGCGTCTGCAGTTTTAGCTTGATCGTGTCCAGTTGTATTTTCTGTGGCAAATCCTGAAATCTCATCAAGGATAACAACAATAACGTTATATCCTTCCCAAGCCTCACGCTCAGAGTGACCAGAATGAACTGTAATAGATTTATCAAACTTCATTTCGGAAGCTTTGTCTGTGTATTTTCCAGTAAACCATGGAGACTTTTCAATACGTGTCTTAAAACCTTTAAAGAAAACATTGTTTGCTTGTTGTGCGTTAATAGCAATATTTAAAATATCAATTGCATCTCCTGGTGGTTTCCCATAATATGACGCTGGGTCCTTTAGGCATAATAACAAATACACAATATAAGCTGTTGCAATTGTTGAGCAGTAGTCTTTGCCAGAACCTTTACCAAGTTGAGCAATTACTTCGTTGGCTGTTTGCTTAAATACTCTAGAGCCTTCTTCTTCTCCAAATAATTTAATTAATGTAGACTCTTTATATATTTGAGATGACTTTTCAATTAGTGTATATTGATAATTTGAAAGTGGTGGCAAAGCTAAGTAATTAGGGCTTGTAACAAAAGTTTGTAGGTCTACTGGTCTTTCTTCAAACTCTTCTCCGTCAAGGATATCAATGAGGTCGTTAAAATTAAGATCCATTTGCCTCCTGAATTATCTCAATTGGCTCTACTACTCCTGTAATCTGAGACAGTCTTCTTGCTACATCCATTTTGCATTTTGGACAAGAGGCCGTAACTTCTTTTAATATTTTAACTAAAATATCTTGCTTATGTTCTGTTTGTGCAATTTGATCTGCCATCTCGGCATTATCTAATAGGCCAACCTCTTTAAGCATGGCAATTCTTTTAGTTTCAATATCTGAAATTAATTTAAGGGCATTGGCTTTAACATTTAATTGGCCTGCCTGATCTGCATCCTCTACTGTTTTCCATGCCTCTTTAATTAACATAGAGTAATGTTGGTCCGCTCCTGAGATAGCTTCCTTAGCCCGTTCCTTAGAGCTTGTATCGTTGTATACGACGGTTTTCCACTCGTCTATAAGTTCTAGTACGTCTGAACGTTTATAGCCCGTTAGAGAGGCAATCTGGGTCGGATTGTTGCCCTTTAAAAGTTCGGCAACAACTTTATTCATTCGATCAAAATGATCTGATAATTCAATTTCCATATATATGTATTATAATTCTAGTTGACTAAAAAGTCAATTAGATTTGGCTATTTTATATAATATTAGGTAGCCAATTAAGTCATCTATATCATTATCTCCAGCAAATCCTTTATTATTTTTTACTCTATTTAATTTATCATCAATTCTTACCTTTAATTGCTCTGTTGAGTCCGCCGTTGAAAATATTCTAATTGGCTCTAAGGCTGAATTGCCATAGGATATATTTTTTTCAATTAACATTTGAGCAATTTCTAAACAAGAATTTAATATTTTATTTCCAGCTGGGGCGCTGACTGCATGTAAGTATAGGTCTTCGTATCTAAATTCTTTTACATCTCTAAATACTGGCTTTAACATTACGCATCCATTTCTTTATATAATTGTTTTAATCCTCTTAGCGTTCCAATATCCATATACTGTCCGCCTGGTCTTACCGCCTTAATATTAGAACCCCTAGATATCCATTCCTTTAATTGTTTTCCTGGATGATCTAGTGTTGTATCTATGTATCTTATCATATTCTTTTGGAATAGCATAGTGCCCCACATATCTGGGTAATCACAATTATCTACCTTGTCTTCTGAACCAATTACTTTATCTTGGGATACTAAAACTTGACCGACACGTCCCTTTAATATTTCTCCGCATTCCCAAATTCCTAGAACAAGGTCGGCAGTATTGTCTTTAAATAGAGGCTTGTATATATTTCCAGGTGCATTTAATATATATGTATCTGGCATTCCAATAAGCACTGTATCGTTATACTCGCCCACCATAAACTTTACTGCATCTGACATTGTTGAAGGCTCACGAACAATTAGTTTAATATTCATGTCCATATTTTGAATAATTGGAACCCACTCAGCTCTTGTAGATACTCTAACCTCATCACACACTTCAAGCATTTGTTCTACGTGCCATTGTAAAAGAGATCTTTCGTCTGATATAGGTAAACAAAATTTAGGAATGCCACCAATTCTAGAAGCTTTTCCAGATGCTGGCAATACTCCTATAACACTCATTCTTTTTCCCATTCATGAGGATTAAATCCATTAGGATAAGATTCATTTACACGAGGATCTTTTTTCCAAGCAATCCATCCTGCTTCTCTGTCATCTCCCCAATAAAGATGGACTACATCTTTATCTAATAGCCTTCTGGCTTCTTCTCCACAAAGAATTTTTACTTTATTTTCTTTTAGAAAATCCATTTCCATAAGTTCTGGGGCCCACTCATTGATATGTTTTTGATAAGGCTCAACGCCTAATTTTTTATATAGTGCATCTGTAAACATTTGAACATCAGTATAGTAATGAACCATATGATTATGTTGAATAATTCCTTCAGAACATCTTTCAACACAAAGGTCTATTGCTGCCTTTAGTAGCGGATGTCCAGCTTTAGCGGCAATTGTTTGAGTTGCTAGCCATGGGGTATCTCTTTCGATATCTAAAATCATATCGTATTCAGGGCTTAACCAAGTATCTACTGGAGTCTTGCAGTGTGTGTCCATGTCTGTATATATCCCACCGTGAATATAAAGAATAGCAAATCTCCATAAGCCAGCTTTCATTACTCCTAAAGGCAGGTTCACATAGGTCTCATATGTTTTTGAGTCGAAGTGTTCCTTAAAGAAGTTTTCCCTGTCTTGTCCACTCATGTAGCCATAAGCCCATCCTGGATTTTGATGAGTCCATGTCCCTACGCTTTCTTTAGCGTAAATTGGCAATTCATCAAAACTTGTTTCGTAAGTCTGCC